TGCCCATCAATACGCTCCCTGCTGCTCGTCACGCGGCTGCTGGCCGGGAATGCCCTGCCGCTCGGTATGCTCGATGATGTCGATGTCCTTCGCCTGCTTCAGCATTCCATACGCCGCCTCCGGCAGGCCCCAGAAGCTCTCCTCGATGCTCTCTTCCTTGTATTCCCAATATACCTTTACGATAGCGACCTTCGACAACAGCGCATCCTTCACGAAGGTATAGTCAATGAGAAACCCATTATTCTTTTGCGTGAATACATAATTGACGTAATCCGTCTCCTGCTGCGCTGCCTCTTCGTCCTCGGCCCCGGTGGGCACGAACTCGACCACATCGTCGCCGCCGTGCAGCACCTCCATCATCGACGGCATCAGGCCCTCGACGGCATCCGCCACGTCGGACGAGACGGCCTTCGAGCGATCGGCAGGCGCCGGCATGTCACGCGCCATGTCGCCCTGGTAGTAGTCGAGCGCCCGCGCCCGCTCCTCGGAGAGCTTGCTGCTCTCGGCTGCGCTAAGCGCATCGGACTTCTCGCCCTTGAGGATGGCCTGCACCTCAGAGACGGTGAGCTTGGGCATCAGCTATTCCTTGATGTATGACGGGTGGCCCTCCCAGCCGACCGTGTCGGAGTGCGGCTCAGGCTGGGTGCATTCGGCCCGGTTTTGCGCGGCCGGGAGGGCCGTGGTAGAATGCGCCATGAAGCGCCGTAAAAAGGCCAAGCTCAGGAAGGCCGAGGCCAAGCACCTGAAGCGGCTGCGTTCAGTGCTGCTGAAGATATTCCTTGACGAGAACGGTATCGTGAGGTGGCCAGACGGCTACCAAGAGACCCGGCGCCACAGTCCCCAGCGCGCCGGCCAATAGCGGCTCATACGCCGGCAGACGCAGCGACTAGCGCCCCGGCGTCTTCGTGGCATAATGGCCCCCATGGCCTCGCTGCGCGAATTAAACTGGCACTCAACGTGGCGCACCAAGTGGCGCGTCGATTGGGAACCGGAGCGCCGCGCGAAGTGTCCCTTCTGGGACAATCCCGAGCCGGATCAATGCCCCATCTGCGGCGGCCGACTGCCGCCCTACCCGAAGAAGGCCATCGACGGCGACTACCAGATCATTGCCGGCGAGCTGGTCGTCGCCCGCTGCCCCTGCCCGGAAGAGGCCGTCATCACGGAGCAAGACATCGTATCCAGGGCCTACTACTCCCTGCCCCTAGCAGAGCGCCCCAAGAACGGACCAGCGCTACTGTCTCCCCCCTATAAGCCTGTAAAGCCGCCCTACGGACCTAAGCAATCCCCAGCTTCTGATACACCAGCTTGCGGCCAAAGCCCGCCGCCCGAGACGGCTCCTCGTAGCAGATAGCGCACAAGCCCATCGCATCGCTCGCGTGGCTCGACCAATCATGGACGGGCCCGAGGCCGACGTTCCTGTCATCGTCGCGATGCTCGTGGTAATAGCCCAGAGCGTCCCTTCCCGCCTCAGTCGTCGCCTCATTGAACCACATGCGCGGGAAGAGCCTGCGGACCGCCTCGACGCGCATCATGGCGGCACCCCTGCCCTGGTTCTTCACTGGCGGCTCCACGCTGAAGCCTGCCTCCCGCAGATGGTCTTCATACCGCTTGCCGGTGATGGCATTGGCGTTCACGCCGTCGTGCGGGAGGTAGAGAATAGCCTTGTCGTATTTGCGCTTGCGCAGTTCGTCGACGTAGTAGGCGAGCACCTGGCCCATGCCCTCGATGTAGTCGAGGACGCGGATTTCCTGGCCAACCCACTGAACGATCCAGATGGCCATAGCGTCAGCTGACGCTCCACTGCCGCCCAGATCGAAGAAGGCACGGAGCGGAAGCAGCGGATCAGCCGCTACTCTGCCAATTCGCCCCTGCGCCTTTGCCTCATTCAGCCCCGCCGCGAAGTAAGCACCCTCGAAAGCCTTGGCATAGCCGCCTTCCCATATGTGATCATACCGCTCTGGGTAGCGTTTTTGGTCAATTTCACGCTCTGAGACAAGAACCTGTGGGAACCAGGGGTTGTCCCGCCAATTTGCCTCGACGACAACTGCACCGGGCGGCTTCTGCTGGCGGAGAAATTCGTCGATGGCGTCAGACTTGCGGCGCGGGTTCCATGAAGCCCAGATTTCCGAGTTCTCGGCCCGAATGGTAGGCCGCAAGAGCGCCAATGACCGATGGCTCAGCGTCTGCGCTTCCTCGATCCACGCGATGCGAAAACCCTCCAGGCTCTTGATGGACTCCGCTGTGTGATCCTGCATGCCCTGGAAGATGATGAGGCCCTTGCCGGGCGTTTCTATGCGGTCGTCGAGGATGCGGAACAGCGGGCCGACGCCGAGGGATTGGATCTTCTGCTCGATAAGGCGCTTGGCGGATTGCGTAAGAGTGCGCTGCACCTCGCGAATGCAGACTGCGGCAGTTCCCGGAGTGACGATGCACTCCTCGACGAGGGCTTCCGCGAAGAAGTGTGACTTGCCGGAGCCGCGGCCTCCGTATGCGCCTTTGTATCGGGCTGGCGCGAGGAGCGGCTTGAAGACGCGCGCTGTCTGTATGCGGAGCTTGGTGCCTTCAAGAGGCTCTGGAATAGCTAACATCAGGCGGCGGGTTCAGCCTTTGCGTGGGGTCGACGATCTCGCGCATGACTGTGGCGATGATGAGCGGATTGTCGGCATCGCCTTGGATGGTTTGCGGGACTTTGCCGTCGACGCGGTCGTTGATCTCCTTGATGGCCGAGACATCGCCTTCGATGGCGGATTGGACGAGGCGCCGCGCCACGAGGCGGAGTTTCTTGATGGCGGCACCGAAGTCGTCCTGCGCTTCCTCGTGCAATTCGAGGAGTAGCGCATCGCGCATGATCTTGTCGGGCTTGCCGCCGCGCAATGGCGTTGGTCTAGGCATCAGGGACTTTGACGTCTAGACCACTGATACGTCAGCATTTCTTACCTTTTCCCTTTTTCTTCATGTTCGTTCTCCTCTGGTTAACTGACTGCCGCGACGGCGATGCCGAAGTACGCAGCCACCCTGATCAGAATTGCGATGAGGGCGACGACGCCGACGATGATGCGGACTGGCGGGTAGAGTTCGGGGAGGAATTGCTGCACGGCCCAGATGATGAGCCAGGCGATCGCGAAGACCACGATGATGAAGATCAAGAGGCCGAGCAGGCCGCCAGCGTTCATGTGATCCTCCTGTGTCTCGGAGAGACGGGCGATCTTCGGGTGTCGGGTGGACGCTCGCAGGATCGCCCGCTTCCGATTGAGGTCATGATCGCGTCCATGCCTCAATGCATAATGCTCACGCATTCGTGATAGCCAAAGGCTACATTCCCCTTGCATGCTCTGTCGCCACAGGCTACATAAGGAGCATCAGAGAGGGAGAGAGAAATGACCCGCAAGTTTCAGACGATCAACCAGGTCCGCAAGTTCCTGCAGGAGAATGGCTCAGAGTTCCGCGGCATCTACGGTGAAGTCTACACGCTGACCGACGGCCGCAAGGTGGAGTTCAAGGATCGCGCCAGCCGGAATTGCTGGGGTATCTCCAGCGAGGCAACCGAGATGGTCGAGGGGCGCTAGCCCCTCCACCCCCACAGGAGGCACTGAAATGACCCGCAAGACGCTGATTGCCTACATGGTTTCGGAAGCCCGCGCCGAAGATGTCCGAGAGGGCGGCAAGTTCGACAAGGAAGGCTTCGGCAATTTCTTCCCCGAATATCGCTCCGATGCCGCCGAGCATGGCATCGAATGGGACGACGACATCTGGGACGAGGCTTTCAGCGAATACCTTCAGGCGCGTGCCGCATGACCCCCGCCGAGTTCAAGGCCGCGCGCGTGTCGCTCGGCCTTTCCGTCCCCGAGATGGCGCAAGCCGTCGGCATCACCCCGCAGGCGGTGCGCCGGCTGGAAGGACCCGGCGCGCACCGCGCCGTCACGCCGACGATGGAGCGCCTGCTGCAGGCGTTCCTCGCCGGATACCGCCCGGAGAATTGGCCCATCCCCGGCAACGGAAGGGTCATACCCCGCGTTTAGCCTGCTCCCGCCATCCCGGCGGGAGGAGTATCCTCCCATGCCCGTCTATCAAGGCAAGCAGGTTACCGTTGTGCGTGCGGCCAAGCAGGGCGATGCCGGCTTCGATGCCGCCAAGCCGAAGTCCGTGATCCAGCTTCCGGACGGCTCGCAGAAGACCGTGCCGGACGCGGAAGTCACCGAGTAGCCCCCGGCCATTTAAACGCTTCCACGGGGCATCCCTGCCCCGGCAATCGCTATTCCACGAAAGATCGAGACCCCCGACGGTCGGGTGTTAGGACTGGGCGGGATCGCCGAGGGCCTCAAGTACCCGGTGCCAGGGAGGAGCTGCACCGGGCGTCTGAAATGAAAAAACCCCGCGGCCCGGATAGGGGCGGCGAGGTGTGAGGCTCTATTTCGTCAATTCGCCCGCCCCGTGTCAAGCCCCTTTTCGCGGCTGCAGGTGGAAATGCGCGACAAGCGCAGCGAGCGCCTTGCGTGCCTCCGGTAGCACCGACATGGCGGCTTCGTCGCGGCAGAGGCGGTTCAGCGCCGTCAAGGCCGGTTTCCCCGCCGTCAGAACTGCGTCCTGCGCCGGGTCGAAGTGCTCACGAAACTGCAGAACACGCTCCGCATCACGTTGGTCGTGCAGGCTGACACCGAGCCGCTCCAGCGCCGGAGGATGCACCTGGCGCACTATGCCGAGGACGATGCGGTCATAGCCGTCCAGGAGATTGCACCAGCGGTCCGCTGCCTCGATCTCCAGCTCCGTCAGATATCGCAGCGAAAACATCTTGCCCGCCTGTGACGCCAGCCGCGGGTTGCCGCCAAGCCCTTCCAGGAAGCGATCCCGCGCAATGTGCCATTTCGTGGCCACCGCCGGGTCTTCGCGCCTCTCCCACCAGTCGATGCGCCCTGCCTTGCGTGCCACGTCCTTGCGCTTGCGCCCTGCCCGCGCCATGCAAACTCCCATGTAAGCCTGCCCTGAGCCCGTCGAAGGGCCCCCATTGCCCGTTAAGCCGGTTCGCGGAAACGGGGAAGCTATACCGGCGTATCGGCCTCTCCCTTCATTCTCTCGGCGAGCATGGCGTCTGCGTCGGCGTAAGCAAGCCTGGCGGCTTCCTTCGCAGGGTAGTCGCTCGCGTAATTTGAAAGCGCCTGACCGGCGAACCAGTCGCGCAGTGACATGCCGTGATTGATCCAGTTGTATTGGATAGCTTCGTCGTTGCTCGATGGGAACGCCGCCCCGCCGTCATCGTCCCTCATTTTGCTCCCTCCATCTCGAAGCGCCACGCCTGCGGATCGGGTGGTGTCTCGCTGTCGTCTGCCTCGCCGCGCAGTTCTTGCTCCCGCAGCCATGCCTTGCGCCGCATGGCCTCGACTAGTTCGGGAGATGGCGATACGGCCACCTCCTCCGTCAGTGGTTTATCCTGCCACGATGGCAGGGGTTTCCGGTTTTCCTCCCCATGCCCGTTCCATTTCAGGATGCTGCCGAGCTTGGCCTGCATCGCGGCACGCTGCTCCGGCGATGGC